CCTACTAGTAGAAGTACGTAGTAACATTAATTTCAAAACAAAACAGTGGGAAGCCCAGCGAAAACGAATAAAACATGTTGTAGATCCTCAGCAAGCTAAGAAACAAGCAACGATAGCTGAGGCATGGAAGCGTGCTGAAACAGAGATTACAAATCGTCTTACTTTAGTGGATGACAAGGTGTATTCATTGGATGCAACTTGGCATGACAATCGTAATAAGTTATCAAAATCAATTGCAGCCCATTTGAGTGATCCAGAGTCTACATTAGGTAAAAAGGTGAAAATAAAAGATACTAGGCCTGATGCTATAAGGCCTAGATTTGGGGATTTTCACCAAATCCTAACATATCTTAAAAACGAAGCTCTGGAAACAGGCTTAGAACCAGGCGTAAAAGCAAAGCGTATGCGTACTTGGGCTTTATCTGAGTTGTTAGCAGGCACTAATTCACGATGGGATGCTATGTCACATCTTAGCTGGGGAGACCTAGATTTGGAACTTGGTGAGGTTTGGTTGCATAATCCTAAACTAGAAGGCCAGCTTTGGAAGGGAGTAGAAAAAAATGAGGGAGGTGCATATCGATTACAAGAGGATGCAATTCAGGCACTAACGAAGTACGAGGGCTTTGTTAGGAGTGTTTTAAAAACTGCTGAAAAGACGGATTGGGATAACAGGCTGCTGTTTACTTGGTTGCCGGGTGAGACAAAGTTTAAAAGCGCACCTAAAAAAATACCAACTCAATTACGTAGCCACATGGAAAAAGCTGCAAAAGATGCGAAAGACGCGAGCGGAAAGCCTATCCTAGATAAGAGGGAACTAAGACCACATGATTACCGTAATTATGCTATTACACGTTTTTATATAGGGCAGAATAAGAACTTAGAAGCAACACGAGAGTTTGCTAGGCATGCAGACACAGCACAAACCCTAGGGTATTTGCTGCCATATAGGGATCCGGAAGAATTAGGCATGTCGATATCAAAAAGTGGAAGGGCTCTGGCAGAGTTAGCTCCACAACTACAAGTAGACACGACTTATGCGAAAATGTTGACTGAAGCAGATGTTGGCCAGGCTAAAAAACTTGAAAACTGGATACCTAAAAAAGCAGAGGCTACTGAATCTGAAATCAAGCAGCTGAAAAACAGTTGGGATAAACTATTAAAACAACAGGCATATAAAAATGTAGAAGACCAGTCGTTCTTGGAAGGGGCACAACTATTCGAGGGAACCGGAGAACTTGTGAAAGGAACAGAATTATACGAACGATTCTTTAGAGAAGCGGCTCGGCGGGTTGATTTCATAAATCATCCTCAAGAGGGCATACATGTCATAAGGGGTATGCTAAAAGATTTAGAGGCCGCACGCAAACTATCCCAAGAACTGGTGCAATCAGGCTTAGATGAAGCCGCAACAATTAAAAAGGTCTTATCGGACCAGTTAGATGTTTTAGAGACATTGCAACCTGCGGCCTTATACGATGTACCGTCGCTTTATGCCAGAAATGAAGATCCAATGTATTTCAAAGGGTATAAAATTTACAACAAAAACGGAACTGCAGTAGCAGGTGGGGGGGTATTTAACCACAGGGCCGATGCTCAAGATGCAGCTGACAAACTAAATGCACTTACCCATATACAAGGATTGCATGTATCTCCCGAACTAGAGTGGCGAATAACAGATGATTGGCGTGATGTATTCGGGAATGATTACGATAATTGGCGACGTTGGAAGTTTTTCAATTTTCAAGAAGAAATTGCAGAACATCCTGATTATAGAAAAATAACAAATGAGATAAGGGCTCGTTACGATTATTATACAGAGCCTGGGCATACTTTTGGGTTACGGGAGTATCATCCTTTAGAGGGTGGGCCGTTGTCGTGGGATGCGTATCTCCAAGATTTGGAGAAGCGTAGTGTAATTGATGTTAATTTACAGAATTTCCCACCTGAGCGCATAGCAAAACCTAAAGGCACCAAGTTTGCTGCGGCTCAGACAAAATCTGGAGCAACTTTAAAAAGAATAAAAGACAATAAATCTTTACGACTTAGAGATCCATTCAAAATCAATGGAGACGATGTGGTACTGATCGCGCCTGAGAGAGGTTATAAGTTGGTGCCAAAAAAGCAGTATCCAGGTGAGGTGCGCAAGTTTACGATGGGACACGTATCCGGGTTTGAGGGTGTCGAGGTCACATGGAACAAGAAAAAATATGTTATGACAAATGATATTCATTTTCATAGCGTGGATGACTTCACTATTAGTGCCCAGTATTCTACTGATGTTCCAACGTGGAGCATGGAACCGATTTACGGGAAAGAGAGTTACAACATTAGCACTCTAGCTAGTGATGGTGTCGACCAGAAAACAGTTACTACTAAAATTGTGTTAATAAATATAGACGATGCAACGCCTCAACACATATTAGCTACTGATAAATTAGGTCAGTTTGAAATGGTACTCAATCCTAATGCGCCTACAAATTGGAATATAGTTGTTCCAAAAAATCCACAAGTGGCAGCAGAGGCAATAAGGTTGAATGCTCAAAGCATAAATATCAATCGCCTTTTGGAGGACCATAGAATCTTTGGTTCAGGTATGCCGGTGATAGACCGGTACGGTAATGTTATTGATGGCAATGCTCGTATCAATATGCTATTGATGAATAAGTATTCCAGATACCCCGGGTCAGAAAATATACTGAACTTGGCGAACAACTTGGATACCCACCACGATAATTGGTTGCAATACCAAAAAGCTGTAAAAGACCAAAAGACATTAATGCAGCATGGAATCTTGGGTGATAACCCTGAGCAAAATGAATTTATCATGAATCGAATTAACTCCGGGAATAATTGGGTGTTAGTGAAAATGATTGATGAGCCAGTGCAACAGTCCGAAATTATGCGGATGATAAGGATAGCTAATAACCCACAACTACTTGATGATAATTTAGATACCCTCTATAAGATTTGGGAAAAAGAAAAAGCATTTCTAGATGAGGTCAGCACGAAAATTAATCTTAATGCTGGCGATGAAGCTTCGTGGGGAGCTATAAACGTACAGGCCAGCAATATTGCTAAAGATGTATCAGCAGAAGTGTTAGCAGATAGATTAGCGCGTGCGGCGTTTATAGATTTATTAGGAAAAGACAACTTAGTTATTGCACATAATTTAGCTAATCATTATACGAGAAATTCAGATGTATACATACGCACATTACTTGATGAAGTGTTAATGCAGTATACCAATCTAAAGACTTTACCACTTGAAGCTCGGATGCTTGATGAAATATTACACGCTGCAGATATGGTAACAAAAGCTAGAATGTTCCTTCCCAACCTGGCTTTAGAGGACGTAATTGAGACTTTAATTTCTCCGAACAATCGCTATCACAGTAAAGCGATGATAGAAAATGAAGTTTTAACAGAGTTGATGCGTTTGATCTCAAGGGCAACACAGCCAAATTACGATCAAAATATTAGTAAGGCTATTGCAGAATATATAGCAAATATAAAAAGAAATGTACCAGCCGCCAATTTCTTAGACCAAGGTAAGCACTACGTGCGATTTAGTTATACAGACACAATAGTAGACAGTATATCAGGGCTACAGCCCGAGGAGCACTTCTTAAATGCCATCAGAAACAATGCCGTCCCTGGACGAGCCAGAATACGAGCAGAACGAATCGTTGACAACCAAACAAGCGATATCATACAACTTGGACGATCTGGAGATACCGCCGATGTTACTCAATTGGAGGGTGGAGGATCAGCACTTGGAAACATTCTTGTCAAATTTGAAGACCCGCAACAAAAAGTAAGGTATCAAGCCCTTAAGTTCGGTTTTGTACTTGACATAGAATTTGTAGAGGATGCCGATAAGATGGGCAAATTTGTGCGTAGTATGAAAGAAAAGAGCACACAATCTCCCAAAGAGATATGGAGAAATTACAATCGCGAACAATATCAGCTACTACTTGAAACCCCAGAAGCTATGGCGTTAAAAAATGTAGAAGAATTCGATAAGACATTATTGGACGAGGTTTTCAATAAGGAAGGCAATCAAGACTTATGGGATCAAAAAGGTCGGATATCTCCTATGTCAATAGGTCCGTGGGAATCTATAGACGAAGTATCTCAATATCCAGGGGTTGTTCAAGAGTCATTCAAGCGATGGGCAACAGAACAGGTAAGAAACGCATGGGAGCCTGCAGAAATAGTAGCCTTTCAACGACTTAGAGAGTCAAAAGAAGTTGTAGAAATGTTAAGCGAGATGGGCAAAAGTGGAGAAGTTGATAAATTTATTACACCACAGACTTGGATTGCGTTTTGGAAAACTATTGACGATATGCTTTTGAATCACGGATTTATACCTGAGACATCTTTAACCGAAGTATTCAAGCACGTTGATACAGGAGCTGAACCTGTGTTTGTATTTTCTGAGCGAGGGAAAATACTCAGAAGTAGACTAGCAGCAATGTTACTAGAGCCAGAGATGGCTGACGACATTGCTGCTTATACGATTCCGCAGAACATGAAAGATATGTCTGATTTAACAGACAATGCTGAAGTATACCGCAAGTTTATAACACGGCAATTGAATGATATTAATGAGGCATTATTCAATCCAATTGAGTTACTAGCTAGCAATAAAGGTACTGGCAAAACAAGCAAACCTTTCAGTACAGGTTGGTCTACTATACCTGGAACCAGGAAAGGAGTTTTTGTAGGTGGAGGAATTGCAGATTTCTTATTGGGAACAGTTCGTAATAAAGTAGATGGCACAGGCATAGGTATACACTTTTTGGATGAAACCGAAATTCAAATACTTAACGAAATTCGTGGTGGTATATTTGGTAAAGCACAAGAAGTACCACAATTGATGGATGAACCCACAGTTTGGCATTATGCGGATGTGATAGACCGTCTTATGCCCCAGCATGAAAGAGTCTTGGTAAGTTCCTTAACGGAGGGTGCTGATGGTAAAATCAGTGAACTTAGTGAAGGCTTGATTACAACTCAGGAAGCTTTACTACAGCGTATCAATGATCGAATCACTAATGCACATGCTCAACTTCAATTAAAATTAAGCGAGGCGCAGATACCTTTTGATATACGAATTTCTAGTGAAGCTCCAATACAATACACCAAAACAGACTATTTACCTGAGAGGTTACTAGATGCAGGCACTACCCTGCCTGCAGGGTCACACACAATAGAAGGCAATAAGACAATAGCCGGTAATCCTAATTTTTGGCGGAATCCTTTTGGGGATGAAGGTATGTTTGGTAGCTGGGGATCAATATTCAACCTTAGTTCAAAAGAAGGCATAGGACCTGGCGGTCCGGAATTGGGAAAGAAACTTCTACGAGAGGCTTATGAAAATTATAATAATATGCTTGACAAGTGGTTTATTACTCTTGTAGACCCAGAAGGTAGCATGAAGAAAACAATGGGTATAGACCCCGAAGAATTAGTACTGATACTTGAAAAATTACAAACCGATGTAATTCCAAGCTTAAAGATCGCCAAAAGAGTTTCTATGCACGGCACTTCAAAACCAAAAGATTATGATATTGGCTCTGCAGCTAAACCACGATTTGCCAGTCAGGTGCCGAGTGAATTTTTGGAACTTGCAAATAAAACCGATGAGTTCTGGGAATCGATGCAAGAAGCTTTCAGGCGTGATTTTATTGCTGAACAGAATGTTGATAACTTCCTTGAAGACTACATGAAATATGACCCAAACAACGTGAATAATGGTGGATACCGACTGAATAAAATGCAGGGGGAGATACGTTCAGAATATGGTGACGAAGGACTAAAATTTTTCAATGAAAGGTATCAACAATATGTAGATTGGTTGAAAAGCGATCCGCGTGAATGGATAAACTGGAAAAGATTGAAAAAGGGCTCATTATTACCACAGAAAACTCTGCTTCCACTTGAGGGCCAACGAACGGCGGCGGAATTTCGTGGGATGCCGAGTCCCGAAGATGTTGATATTATTGCTCCGGGATTTTTTGCATCTACCGCGAATCCATATACACACAATTGGCAGAATAACCCAGGTTTATTAGGCCGTCTAATAAATGGTTCTAACAGTCAAACTTATTCTGAGCTAAGGCAGATAAAAGGTGCCGTAAAAGAAGTGGGCGATATAATGGTTGACTACGGTAGTCAAACTAACTTGGATCAAATAATGAAGTCAATATTTCCATTTTGGGTGTTTCCTACGAGATCACTAAGTTTTTGGGGTCAGCAACTAGCAACTAATCCTAAATTACTTGCCACTTTCAATAAAATCCAAGACATGTCTGAGCGAGTTGCTTATGATGAAGGACACGTAAACAGCTATGGTAAACCATTGGCTAGGTTCAAGGGCTACCTCAATTTAGCCGGCACCAATTGGTGGTACAACCCATTGTCTCCATTTTCTGTCTCTCAAGCTGTACCAGATTGGCGTTCTGTATCTTATAAAGCTCCTGACCCAGAAGAACCTGTAATGAATAAAATCGCTGCTTATTTCTTTGCTTATGGCCCACGCCTAGGATTTCATTTAGGTCCTTGGTGGGTTGCGCCATTGCGATGGACAAAAGTGATAAATGAGGAGGATTATCCTAAAAGGTCTCCGGTTGGGCAAATAGATTTAATACCAGAATGGATGCAAAGAGATATGAAAACCAAGCTTGATGGCACATTGCGTATGAATTTTGAGCATGACCTCATTACCCCAGAGGTTACATGGAAAGACTTCTTGATTGAAAGACAGGTGTTACTTACTGCATTAGAGCAGATTGATGGTGTACCTGAATCAGATAGAGCTACCAGAGAGCAAATTGCGTTAGCTGCAAAACATGCGATAGAAACTCGTCCTGATGCTGATGTAAATAATTATATGAAGGGAACTGAAGAGTTTCATAAAGAAGATTCACTTTGGATAGCAGCTCGTAAGACATTAGAAAAAGACGAATACTTTGCTCGTCTGATTGGTTACTTCACTGGTATATACATGAAATCAGGACATGATTATGAAGGTGAGTTATATAAAATTAGAGATGAAAACAATATATTGAAAGGCTTGATAGAACAGCACGCGGGGTTTGAAAAAATACGTCAGGAACAGCGATATAATACGGCTGAAGGTATTATAGGGGCTACCTATTCTACTGTCGGATGGGTTACGGATGAAGATGGGAAGGCCTTGCATGGAGAAGATCGCTGGGAAGCAATACAAAAACAGCTTGCTTTACAAACCGAGATGATGGCTATGGTTGCGGCAAGGGGACAAATCAAAAGAGTTCGAGATTTACAAGTTGCTTCGCATCCAGTTGGCACTCCTTGGGAAGTGTTGCAACCATACTATGAGGAGTATAGTCAGGGCATAGAAAGTCTAAAAGAAAGATTCCCAGATGCCACTAAAGAAGATTGGAAACCTTACAATAAGCACGAGGATACAATCAAAACTTATATTATAGATCAGTGGATGAATAAATTAGGTGATACTAGGCCAAGTTATGACCCCATTCTGCAAACATATCCAGAGTACCAAGAGAAAATATTAGAGTGGGAGACTGCTCTATTACCTAAAATAGCAGAAACACAGTTTTCTGGGTTTGTTGGAGATATGGCAGCTATTGGTATAAATGTGGAACAAGATGTGTTAGATGATTATTATGAGCCGACAGGTGAAAAAGTTAACATGTTCCATAAATTGATGGGTGGTACAGATTTAGCAGCCAAAAAAGAATTACTATCTATGGCAAATGGAAGTCGATGGAATGGCTGGGATACAATGAATGATGACTTGTATGATGCTATGAATAGGGTGTGGAGAGACAATTATTGGGGAGGTTATTGGGATTACATAGGTGATGCTAAGGGTTATGCTCGAACTGAAAAAGAATTAGCATACAAAGAGAAGTATCCAGGTGGCCCAAGCGATGCACAATTATTACAATGGATGAATGAAGTACCAGAGTATAAAGGTAAGTGGTCTGACGGTGTGGTATTGGCCGCACGTTATGGAGAAGGTGAGGATAGAGTCACTATAGAAGATAGGGAGGAACAACGTAGTACTAAACGAGAAAACGATGGTGCAGAGATCTATAGAATATATGGATGGGCTGGACCTAAAAAATCAAAATTCTTGTCAACTCTTAGTAAAAACTTTGGTGATGATATAAAAGATGCTCTTTTAGATATGATGAAATCTGAAAGAAGACAGCTAGGTGATAGAGGTGTTTGGGTTAATTGGGACGAAGAGTTCTTTATGAAAGTTTACAATGCAGTGTATGCAACTGCAGAGATTCTTGGATTAGACGAGCCGTCCGATTCGATGATTAGCGAATGGGCACAGGTGGAAGAACTCAACGAGGACTTCAAGGAACATCGCGAGAAAATGTATGGGCCTGATTGGAGAGGACAAGAACAAAGATACTTTGATATGTCTCCGAAAGACCGGGCTGAATGGCGCGAACAGTTCCCTGAAGATTATGAAACCCTTGAATCAGGATGGGATTTGAAAAAAGTGTATGGTATAGATTATCCATTATGGCAAAAATATTATGACCCAGAAAATTATAAGGGCAAAGATCCATTGTCGGTAGAGTATGGTGGTATCGACCCATCAAAAAGCACTGGAACTTCGTCTGGCATGGGTACTATAGGGTCGGCAGGTGGTAACATGTACCATTATGCGGTAGGCCCAGGGTTCTTGCGAGATAGTTATAAGAATGTATCTATGACTGATCTAGGAAAAGGCGCCAAAGCAACAGGGCCTTCTCCGTGGCCTACTATTCAAATTTCTGGTGTAGCATTGGATGAGATATTGTCGGGTTCAGTAAGTGATGAGACTTTGAAATATTTAGAATCACTCAAGGCAAGAGTAGAGCCGTATAATAGTTGGGAAAACTTTTTAGATAGGTTACGTAAATTGGCATTAGCTAGAGGACCTAGTGAGAATATTTCGCAGGATCCAGTGGTATATCCGTGGCAAGAAGGTTATGTTGAGCCCAGTGCTGCGGGTACAGTAGTGCAACAGTAATGCTTGCCATACAAGAGTAATTCTTGTATAATGTTCATTGTATGAACAGTAGGCTTTAACAACTTTATAGGAGGGCAATATGCCTGAAGATCACACTCAGCAAACTTCTGAGAGTCCTGCCACAAGTGGTGTGAAGTATATACCACAGGGAGCACAGTCAGAAGGGGCAGATCCTGCCGCGCAAGCGGGAGCATCACCCGGGGCCGCCCCGGTACACGAAAGTACCGGCCCAACCCAAGCGCAACAGCCTGATCCAGCTACTATAGCAACGCAAACGCAAGCGCAGCTGAAGCAGGCCCAGCAACAACTGAACCGTATGCGAAGCCAACTTTCTGCTTCGGACCGTGCATTAAGATCGCGGGAAGAAGAGTGGGCAAGTGAACGTGAACACATGTCACAGCAGGTTCAGCAGATGCAAATGTCTGACATGAGCGATTCGGAACGTGTTGCTTATGAACGTGACCTCTATCGTAACAGAGCAGAGGAAGCGCAACAACATGTATCGAACATGTCATATCAGCTAGAATATGCGGATGCTATGCAACAGTGGCGTGGGTATTACCAGCAAATGGGTATTCCTATGTCGGAGTTGGATAACTCGTCAATCGAGAATATGCAACACTCGGCACTAAGATACTCCAATGCTCGGATGCGGCATATGCAGGAGCAGCAACAGCAACAGCTGCAACCGGCTCCACAAAGTGTTCAGCCTCAACAGAATCGGGTTCAACCTCCCCAAGTTACCACTTCGGTACCCCAGGGGGCCACACCCGGACAAGCTAGATGGAACGACATTCCTTACGAGGAATGGGATGCCATCTATAAAAAGGCAGAGAGAGGACAAATAGGGTCCGACCAACTGCCACAATAAATAAATTTTGGGAGAAATATAGACTATGGCTACTCAGACTCAAACTACTCTGAGTGATTCTGTCAAAACCCAATATTTGCGACGACTGTTGATGCGGGCAGTGCCCCGCTTGATTCATGGCCGCTTCGGCGAGAAGGCCAATATCTCCGGCTACGGTAGCCTCGAATGGCGTAAATTCGGTGCTATCAGTGTAGCTGTAGGTGGTCCTTCCGCTCTTACTGAAGGCGTGACTCCTGATAGCGAAAGCACTTCTGTTTCAACTGTTACAGCAACACCTGCGTTCTATGGTTCGTACCTACAGCACACAGATGAACTTGAGATGACATCGTATGATCCGATTGTCTCCGAGTTCTCTAATGTCTTAGGCGAACATGCAGGATTGGCAATTGACACACTTATTCGTGAAGACATCTTGGGCTCTTCGCCTACCACGCGTTTCGCTGGTGCGGCTACTGCCCGAGGTAATGTAGACTCCACCAACGACAAGATTACGTACATTGATTTCCTCAAAGCTGTTGCGGTTTTGATGGCAAACAGTGCACTTCCTGTCGATGGTGCGCGATATGCTTGCATATTGCACCCACATAGTTATGCAACACTTATGAATACAGACAGGTTCGTTAATACGTTCCTTCACGCTTCACCACGTGACAACGACAGTAACCCATTGCGCACAGGCTTTATGGGCACATTCTTGAATGTAGACATCTACATTTCTGGTAATGCCCGTGAGTATGCAGATGCCGGCGACTCAAGTACCGCAGATGTTTACATTGCCTTGTTCATCGGACGTGAGGCATATGGTGTAGTTGGTGTTGGTAACATAGATCCACGTGATGTGGATGGGGCCGGAAACGATCCCTTTGCCGTAAATACTGGCAAGGGTCGCTCACTTGCTCCAGTTGATTTGATCGTGAAACCTCTAGGTTCTGGTGGTGCAGAAGATCCACTAAACCAACGTGGCACAGTAGCATGGAAAGCCGCTCATGATACAGCTATGCTTAACGCAAACTGGATCATCAGCCTTGAACATGCTAATGAATTTACGGATGCATAGGGGAATAAATCATGAGCTATAATCATTCTGGAAAATGGGCAACTCTTATCATGCACGTGGACGGAACTCTTTCTGCTGGCGATAGCCAAGCTGCATGTGTTATGCCGTTCGATGGTTACATTGAGCGTGTAACACTATGTGTGCAGGAGAACGGTTCTGGTTCGGCTGCTAACGAAGCGATGGTTGCCAACGGTTCTAACGACCTCTGGGCAGCTGATACGCTTCAGTTGGCGCATGATGACACTAATGGTAGCACTGCCACCATTACGCGGAGCGACATGAACAGTAACGGCACGGCACTCTTTTCCGAGGCGGCTGTATTCGACCTCGACATTGACGAAGTTGCTGGAGCTGGTTCTCCCGCGAATATGACAGTGACCATTCATGTCGTAGGTAACTAAGTTACTCAACAAACAATAGAATAACCCTTCGGGGCATCATCTGAGATGTTGATGCCCCGCAAGGAGGGATACACAATGACAATAATTTCACAGGAACATTCTGCAGTTAAAGCTCTCAAAGATGATAGTTTCTTAGAGATGGGCGATAGTGAGGCTTTAGAAATAGCTTTACAGTTACAAAGACTGTTGCGTGGACAAGACTCTCTACTTGAAAAGGTGTCGAAGGTTGATAAGAATGCGCAACGTATGTCAGATGAGATGTCTAGACTCAAGGAACGTACTGCAGAGATGGAAGCATTTGCTAAAACCTTTGAGGACAATCGTGCGAAGTACGAGAACATGTGGCGTGACCGTACTGAAAGTGTACCGAATGATGTAAGAGCACAATCACAGGCGGAAACAATGCAACAGGTACAGCAGATGACACAATCGATACGTGCTAATAAAAATGTAGACGACCTCAAGAAGAAAGCTTTCATGAATAATGCGCCTAAAGTAAAGATCACAAGACCTGGTAGGCCCATTACTACTCCGCAGGGTTTAGTAATGCAACCAGAGGTGGTCAATTTGAACGGTATGCAATACATCATACCTCCGAATGTTGAGGTAGAAGTTCCCCGTCCAGTGGTAGATTACCTGGAATCACAGGACCTTGATAGGGCTGTGCTTGCCGAGAAGAAGAAATTACTGGATGCAGATAATATTAAACAGGACACAGCAATATCGCGCGGTATGCAGGCTATTGACCAGAAGTATGGTATCAAAAGCGAATCCTTGCCAATAGCATCTAGAGTATAGTATGGCAGAACCTACTAGTACACGAGCTGCACTCCGACAAGAACTAGCCCGCCGATTAAATATGGA